GTTTGTGGACGTTACTGGTCCGGAGAATGTAGTTGAAGCCATTTTAAATTCCTCTCATGCGAGTTTGGTGGGTATCTGTCTGCATGACGTCAGCTGGGGCTGTCAGATACGCCGGGAAATCCCAGAAAAACTAAAAGGGGGGACCGAAGTCCCCCGCTTTATTAGACGCCAGCGGTACCGAACACGCCACGTGGGTCAGTCCAACCCACAGTGTAACGCTCAGTTGCTTTGTAGCGCATAGAGTCAGTCTCGAAGTCGCCTTCCATAGACTTCTCCAAGCCACGACGCATCAACAGCTTCAAGCCTTCTGGCGCATCAGTCTGCACCCACCATGCGGTAGATGAGGTGATACGTGACAAGTTGGCTTGGCCTTCAGACAACAAGCCCATTGATTTAACGGGGTTGATGTCGTTGTCAGCTGTACCAGCGCGCAATGCGCTCTTCAACAGAACTTCAGCTTGGAACACGTTAGAAGGACCAGAAACGATCTTCTTGGGTGTCAAACGGATACGCTTACCGTTGTTGTCAACAGCGTTGCGGATCTGGATCAACATTTGTTCCAGTGAGGTTTGTGACAAGTTGGCAGGTGTGCTCAGCTGGTTGCTGAACGTGCCGCTAACGATTGGGTGGTTTGTTGCAACCAACGCCACACCGTCACCACCGACATAAGCGCCGTTGAACGCACGGTTCAAGACGTTTGCTGCCAAGGTTTCTTTCGTCTCGATCAAAGACTGAGCCAAGTGCTTGGCGTATGTCTGACCGATACGGATGTGGTCGCCGTCTTCCACCAAGACTTTGGTCAAGCTGAATGCCAGACCGTAGACTTTGTAGAGGTAGCGTTGCAAGAACAACACGCCGCCTGATTGATAGCTGACAGCCATACCGTCGGGCAATTCAGGAGCCGCGCCAAAACCGTAAAGAACAGGTTCTTCATGGTAGTTACGTGGGATGCCTTTTTGCTCGCGGAAGACCATCTTCCATTCGTCAGCACGTTGGTCATAAACACCGTCGAAAACTTCGTTGAGGATAGGCTCAACAACGGACCGGAAGTCCGTACTACGCATAGGGGTAGCCATGTTTTAGCCCTCCTTAAATTGCATTAACTGGAGCTTTGTAAGCGGCTTCGTTCAAGCGAACGGAGACGTTAACATAGGCGTCAGTCAAAGAGTCGTTGATGTCATATGCAAAACCAGTGATCTGGAACTGGCCAGAAGTGGATTGCAAGGCTGTGAGGTAAGTCGAGCTGATACCTGTTGATGTCGAGCCGCCTGGAGAGGCTACGCGCCAGTCAGCTTCGCCACCGACTGCAGTTTGCACTGAGTCTGTACCGGGCGTACCTGGGTTTGCGTATTGCACGTCATAAATGGTTTCAGGATCGTCATAGACCCATGCAACGATCTGGGTGCCGGTTGTACCGCCAGTCCAGAAAGGAGCAATAGTTGGTTTGCCGGTCGAATCGTAATACTGCACGCCAGCGAAGATACCGAGCAGCGTGATGCCGTCAGTAGTGCCGGAACGAGTACCGTCAGAAGAACCGAGTTGAATAACACCGTCGCTTGTCAGCTTAACGGGGTCGCCAGAGAAGATCGACGTAGCATAAGTGCTAGTGATCGTGTAGGCTTTCGGACGCATCTGACCACTGTTGTGGTAAGAAGGACGAAAGCCATATGGTGCGCTAGTCGAAGACATAGATAGCTCCTAATGGATTAAAAGGTTGCGTCAGGAAAGATCGAATTGAGCTTCCCGCTGTTGCCCTATTTCCATATTGCCGTCTCCCATGGTCAACTTCGACTTAGATGAACGCGCTTGCTGCTCAAGAAAATCTGCCGTGTCGGTCAGTTTTTCTTCTTCACGAAGTGGTGCATCATGATGCGCTTCCTTCATGTACTTCTCATAAAGAGAAAGAGGCAGCTTAAAAGCCAACATCTCGTTCACCCCAATGAATCCTTGCCAATCGCCCGTCTTGAGCGTCGCGTATTCCCAGCCTGGAACATCTTCAGGCTTAACTGGTTCATAGCCCAGTCGAATCCGCATTTGGATCGAATCACGAGGGTTAGTCGTGGTCAGCCAGCAACAATGCCAGCCGGGGAGTTTCGGCAAGTCCGGTAATGAGGACTGAAAAAACTGCTGACGGAACATTTCAACCCGCTCATCTTCGGTCACCTCTCGGTTTTGTGTGACTGTACGATCTAACATCGCACGATTCTCACGACCTTTTCCTGCGGATTTATTCAAGCGTTCGTCTGTCATATTACTCGCTCCTTTCAGCGATTGCGACCATTATATGGTCAAAAAAAATGTAAAGCAATTCAGAAAAAATGTCAAGCCTTGTTATTGCGGTCGTAGTCGGCGTAGCGTCGAACATACTTCATGCGCAATACAGGGTCGTCCCACACACCAGCCTCAATTAAGGCTTGCTTGCGTTCTGGGCTGACGTAGATCTCTTTGCGTGTCGAGGCTGGTGCATGCTCACGGCCTGATCCAATAGCTGGACCGCCACGTGTTGTGCGCTCTTCACGTGCTGATTCACGTTGTTGTTTGAATTTTTCGGGCAGACGGCGAGCAGCACGCTTGCGCAGTTCGTCCCAATACTCTTCAGTTTGTGGATTGAAACCGTCCTTGGCCAATGACTGGTCAATTGCAATCACAACTGCTGACTCTTCATTGCGGCCTTGGGCGTCATACCATGGGTTTTCAGACATGAACTCCTTGGCGAAGTGCATGGTCATGTCGTCAATGGTCTGGCCTTGTGGCTGTGGGCTCTTCTGAGCTGCCTGTTGCTTGGCAAACTGCAGCTGCTGAGCCTTTTGCATGGACTGGTCGCGGTATCGCATTGCCTGCGCCACGTCAGCACCATTGCCGGCTTCAACTGCTTTTGCGATGACACGTTCGGCCATCTCAACTTCGTTGTTTGCGGTTGCAATTGCTTGGTCGTATGAGCTCAGGTCGACTTGATGGGCGCGCTGTTCTTGAACAGATACTCGGCGCTCAAGGTCATCATTGCGTTTACGCAGGAAGTCCAGTTCAAGTTTGTCGCGCTTGATGGCTTGGTCGCGGCGCTCTTTACGCTCTTGCTTCTCAAGGCGTCTGCGTTCGCGGATTGCGTCTCGTTCGCTGTCATTACCATCGCCTTCGTCATCGTCTGACGAGGATTTGGTTCGCTCATCTTCCGCATCATCATGATCGTCGTCATCATGATCTGTTGTTTGGGGTTTGTCTTCAACGATTACAAGCTCTTCGTGCTCTTGTGATTCGTCGTTTTCTTTCATTACTTCAGCCATAACTCATCTCCCTTCAGATGAATGCTCGGATCGCCAACGGGTCGCCAGTTACCTGCCCGATGATGTCCAAGTCGTTAAAAATTACGAACATTGCAGATTCGTCTGTGTCAGGAATCTTCACTTCCCAACGGTCCCCGCCGTACTTGGCCACGCGAACGTATTCGCCAGCTTTGCACCACTCGCCTTCAGGCCACGTCTTCATGTCGTTTCGGTTCTTAAACGCCAGTGGGCCAAGGGAAACTACTTTTCCGATTTGGGTGTTCCACTTTTCGGTGTCTTGCGAGCCGATGTCGATGATGATGCCACCATTGGACTTCTTCTTTGGGGTTCGGATCTGGATCAGAACACGGCTTCCAAAAGGCTGAATGCCAGCATCTACTGCTGGAAAAGCCTCTGCCATTGCGTTCTCATAGGTTGTCGTCACTATTTTTCTCCTTGTCGAGAAGGTCAAAAAGTACATTGATTGCCGCCTCATAACCGGCAATCATTCCAACACGATACCCGTACTCGAAGGCATCGCGGTTCTGTGGCCGCTTCAAAGCGTCGAGAGCAAACTTTTGCTGCTCGTCCTTGAGGCGACCAAGAAGCTGGGACTCAATGCTCATGCAGGAGTCTTAGGCGTCGAAGGTGTTGAAGGCAGCTTTTGGCCGTCTACTTTTTCGCCTGCGGCCATACGGTGGTGTTGCTTTACAAAAGCATCATTCATAGGCACTTGTTTGTTGTTAGGTTTGTCGCTCATAGCGTTCTCCTTAGGGGTTTGGGTTGATGCCGGTTCCGGTGCTCACTGCGACGCGCTCACCCGTGGCCATCTCGGCTGCGGCAAGAAGTTTCGCTGTGTCGTTGTCAGCCGTGTTCATGCGCTCGCGTGTCTGGATTTCCATCGCGGTGCGCTCATTCTCAGCGGCTTCTCTCATTTGCTCGGCCTGCAAGCGTTCGCTGCGAGCCTGTTGCGAGTCAGCAAGTTTGGCGGCATCGGCCTGTGCATCCTGCGCCAGCTTGGCTTGGTTGTACTTGGCCGTCTCAGCCAGCTTGGCTTGGTCAAGCTGCGCGCGCTGCTGCAGGGCTTGGCCTTGCACTTGTGCGTTGAGCTGAGCAACTTGCATAGAGCTGTCTGGTGGCATCGGTGGCTTGGGTGCAAACTGTTGAGCAGCTTGATCCAACTGAGCCAACTCGCCGGCGAAGTTGCCAAGCTGAGCTTCGATGAACTTCTGGACTTCCAAAATAACCTTGACCTGCTCGGACGCTTCCTCTTGGATCAGGTTTTCATTCTGAGCCTTGTCAACCGCGTTGTGGGCTTCGACCAAGTAGTAGTTCAGCAAGTGGTCACGCAAGTGTGTGGCCATGGGGTACAGGTACGTCTTGGCGATTGCTGGGTTTGAACCGAACAGTGGCGACTTCAAGAACGGGATGTGCGTCATCAAGTGAGCCATGTGGTCTTGCGATGGCAGCACGTAGACTGGACGACCCATTGCAGCTGCGACGTTCTCTGACACGGGGTCCATGTCTTCGCTGCCAGGCAACGGTTGCAACACTTCATTGGCCGGAACCTTCATGTTGCGAAGGAACATCTCCTCCACCTTGCGCGCATCGTACAACTGAGGCACTGCTGCCGAGCGTTGCATGATCGCTTGCGTCTGGGCAAAGCGTTGTGTCTCGCTGAAGATCGCAGGATCGCTGACGGGGATGATGTCCATCGGGCCGTCAAAGTCTGATGGGTCAATCTCCAAGCCGGCAGCTTGTGCCTCGATGTCTTCGGTTGTCAGGTACGCGCTGTTGATGCGGTGCAAGATCTTGAAGCAGCGAGCCATTGAGCCATGCAAGCGGCTGTGGATCGAGCTGAACACCACCATGCCTTGCTCGATGAGAGCCATGGTTGTGCCAACTGGTTGGTTGGGGTTCTGGTCGGACAGCTTCTCGAACGAGGTCTGCACCACGCCCTTGCCTGCGTCCACCAAGAAGCCGAGCAACTGGAACAGCGTTGGGCTTGGACCGTTGAATGGCAGTGGCATGGCCAGCTTGCGCACGTCGTCGATCAGCGCGCCGCCTTCCATCTCCACCACTTCGGTTGGTTGGACGTTCAGGGTTTGACCGCCAGGACCGCCCTTGAGCTTCAACAGCGTTGGCACGTTCTGGATGTGAGCCGAGTCCAACAACGCACGCAGAGCGCCCGTAGCTGCACCGCTCAAGCCACCGATCATGTGTGTCAAGCCGATTGGGTAAGCACCGCGCCATGGCACGAATGGGAACTCAACGATCCAGTCCAGTTCAAGCTGGCGCTCGTCGTCTGGTTCCCAGTTACGGTACAGACCCAAGCCCAGCTCTGTGGACTTGTCGATGCTCAGGATGTAAGGCTCTGGGCCATCGCCGAAGTCGAGGTATGTGTACACCTCAAAGATCGTGCGCAGGCCGTCTTCGTTGTAGCTCAGGTCTTTGCGGCCTTCGATCTTGTCGTTGGCCTGCGTGGACTTGCTGAACTCTGGATCTTCTGGTGCACCCAAGTCAACGTCACGGTACATGCCGGACTTAACGCGGCGCTGATACTCGAACTTGGTGATGTACTGCACGTGCGTCTTGCGCTCGGCAGTGTAGAAGTTTGTGGCCGCAAACGGCAGGTACACATCGTCGATGGCGATGAACTCTGACGCTGGACGGCGGTGCAGTGGGTTCCACATGAACTTCATGTATTGGCCACCACCCAGTGGCAACTGAGTCGACAGCTGCTCAAGCTCACCGCGGAACTCGACCATCTGCTCGGTTGTCTGCCAGTTCATGAACTCAGCTTTACGCTCAGCCTTCTGGATCTTGGACTTGTCGCGCTCACCAAGGATCTTGCTCTTCACAGGACCGTTTGGTGGGAACACTTCCTTCATGAAGCGAGCGGAGAAGTCAACGCAAGCCTCAACCAGCATGGGGTGCACGACCTTGTTTGCGCCGGTGAACTGTGCACCGCCTGGCGCATCATCACCCAAACCGGTACGACGCAAGCCCTCTTCGTACTGCTTGTCGCGCTTCTCGCGTGCTTCTTTGTCGTTGCCGATCTTCTCGATCAGATCGCTGATAGCCGTCTTGAGTAAGTCTGAATCGACCTCTTCGACGATGTTTGCAAAGTGAGCGAGCTTGTCTGCGTGATCTTCTTCGTTCTTCTCGCGGATGATCGCGCCACCGTCTTCGGTGTCCTCGACCTCGTTGTCAACGTCCTCAAGTTGAACCGTCTCGCCTTCGGGCAATTCGTCTTCAAATTTTTCAGCCATTACTCACCTCACATAAACTGGTTAACTATCGCGTCCACGCGGCGTGGGTCATAAGCTGATACGCTGCCGCCCTCTGCGAACGGCACTTGGTATTGCATTTGAACTGAACGACCGGCGGGGTTGCCTTTGGGCTGCATGACGTTAGCGTTCAAGCGGCCTGCGCCTACTTGACCCGACCATCCTGCATTGTAACCAGTGATGTCTCTTCCGTATGGAGTTTTAACACCCTGTACACCAATTGATGCTTGGCCACCACCCATCGGGATAGATCCGTTGAGCATTCCAACGTACACGTCGTCAGGAATACCAAGCGGTTTCTGCACTCTGGCGTTCACGTTAAGGTCGCCAATGTTGATGTTGTAGTTGGCCGCAAGGTTGCGCATGAACTGAGCTTTCTCTTCGCTGCTCATGCGATTGAAGTCAACGCCAAGGCTCAAGTTGCCGCCGCCAACCTTTGTGCCAACACCGGTTGCAGCCGTTGAGAACTCGTTGCCGCCCATGGTTTGTTTCATGGCATGCTTGTACAAGCGAGTGCTCTCAGGGTCGTCGAACTCAATGTCAGGCACGTCAACGTCGCCGCCTTTGGCAAAGCCTTGTGCGTCGTCACCCTGAAGCAACTCAGCGCCAGCGGAGCCAGCTCCAAGTGGCATGCCGATCTGTTGGTACAGGGGCAAGCCTTTGGTGGTGATCTCTTGACGAAGCTCAGGCGTGATGTCAACGCTGTGCAGATTTGCTGTTTTG